TACAGAAGAAGCACCTATCAATAATGAACCACCGCCCTTACCAAAAACAAAGCAGCCAGATATTCCTCCATTACCTGATCCTCCCCCACCAGATTTTCCTCCCTGCCCTGGTAAAGATGACCAAAGAGTAGGAGACTTTCGTAACGATAAAAAGTTAGAACGTGTCATTGGGCATGAAAGAAGTCAAGATGGGAGTGAATGTATAACTCTCTATGAAGCAGTTGAGTGGAAAGAACAATACATTCCGTCTGCTCCTCAGTTTGTTGGGGTCTTTAGCCTTGCTTTGGTTGGTGCTTCTGCACCATTGGTACTTCAGCTTGTACGGCCATTAGTGAAGCAAGCCGTTTCTAAATTAACTAAGAAGCGGAAGTAGCATTGTTACGATTCGATAACATATACAAAGTGATGACATTTTAATGATAAACTATAAAGGCAATAACATTTATGAGGTTTTATGAAACTTTCCATGCAAAACAAAACAAGTCATCATCTTGAAGATAATGATGAATTTTATTTTGACAACGATATTTTGAACGATAAAGTTCATTTATTTTTTAAATCAAATAGAAATAGTGTTGATGAATATACAATAAGAGGTCATCAATTTTTAAATTCTTTTGAACTTTCTATAAATACTTTAGGTATTGAGCATGACATAATGCTAAAAAAACTTGGCAATATTATTTTTGCAAGAATTAAACAGATTGAAAAAGATTTTGAGATGGTTCGTGACTACGAAAATTCACAAAAAAAGCCAAAAATGGCAACCCCAGAGCAAAACGCTGAATTTAACAGACAGCTTAAAGATGCTCTTCTTAGTCATGGTAACGAAGAAGCATGACCAATCAAGTTACAGATGCCCTCTCAACTATTTATGAGGGCTTAGAATATTCTCTTGAATTTATTACACCAGAGAAAGCACAGTTTTATTTAACAAAAAACTTTGAAAA